AAAGTCTTTATAGCTACTATAGGAAAACCTACATTTATTACTCCAGATCCATTTGCTGCACTAAAATCTGTTTCTGCATAAGGAGCACTAAAGTATAAGTTTGTATCCTCTGCAGGATCACCTGCTAAAAACATATGGTTTTGAAACACAGCAGAAAACTTAGGATCTGTTGGTGCATCAGCGTGAGTAATCTGAGTGTATGTTGTACCATCGTAAGTAGCTGCAGGGTTTATGCCATCTGTAAGTATTACTTTTGGGCTACCAAAATTATACTTTGTAAATCTAACTTTAGTTACACCTGTCATTGTAGGTGAACCAGAAGTAGTTACTTCTACCCACTCAATTGCTACAGAACCACTTGATGTAACTGTTCCTGTAGCTGATGATGTTCCACCAGTAATTACATTATTTTCTTCAAAAACATTACTAGGAAGTTTACCAAAATAAACAACAATAGAATCTGCAGATTTAGAAATAACTTCACCTGTAGCAGATACAGCGGTGTTGTCACTAGAACTAACTACACCAGTTACTGTTTCACCTACAGAAAAACTAGAACCCTCTCCTGTCCCTAAATGAACTGTATAATTATAGTCATACCAATGTAGATAATTATTCCCAGAGTTAGGTTTACGACAGGCTAATATACCATTTTTAATACCATTAACTACACAAACACCTAATACATTTCCTGTACCTGTAACTGTTCCGTAGTCATTACTAAAACCATTTATTTTGCGATAGCCACCAGTAACAGCAGGTTCGTAGTTAGTAAGTTTAGTTGCAGAACCAGGCTGTCTTTCACCTTGCGACAACACATCCCTGTTTGTATTTAGTCCACCCTCACAGTAGACTTTAAAAGAGGCTAAATTATCTGGCATTACACAATACTACTAATAGTGTTACTAAACGATTTGTTTCTTTGTATTACTGTAGATCTAATATCAAGTGGATCATCCATAAGTATGCGTCTCATAGATTTTATACCATCTTCAAAATTTTGTTGATGTATGGCAGCACTCTGATCATTAGATCTAAATCTCATCATGTACATCATAGCACCATCAATTACTACATGATTAAATCTATCTGGAATAACAGATGTATCATTAAAAGCTGTTAAGTCACTAGGAAATGACCAATAAACATATTCTATTTGATAGCTATTATTTGGTACAGGAGTTACACCAAACTTTGCTTCTAGTGTTTGGTACACTCGTTGTGGTGCTGATATACCAGAACCAGAGTCTCCCTCGTCATCTAGTCCACGAAATCTTTGTGTATACTCTTCAAAAGATATTGTAGGAAGAAAACTAGGTGTATTATTTGCAGAGTCTAACTTTTTTAAATAAAAAGTATCCCAGTCTACAGTTGCAAAATCAGCAGGAAAAGAGTATAACCTTGTTCCTGCTGCTAATGTTTCAGTGTAAGTAGTTTTAAGAAAAGACCACTCTTGACCTGTCTGTATTATATTTCTAATGGAGTTATTAATAGCATCTTTAGCAAGTGCCTGAACATTTCTTACAGTTAAAAAACCGTCACCTGCAGTATCCAGAGTAACTTCATTTAGTCTTACTAAAAGTTGATTAACCAATGATATATAAGTTGTCATAAATAACTACCTTATTTTATTAAAAATCTACGCAATATTCCATTTGAGTAATTTTTAAAACTGTATCCTTATCTTGCCATTTAGGTACGTATACACATTCTATTTGTGTATATCCATTTTCTTTTGCATAGTTAAATCTATTATTACCTATTGCACAACGATAAATAAAATTTGTATTTACTCTTTTCATGGGATCTTGTCTATTTGGTTGGTCTTCAAAATACTTTAAAAAAGTTTTTTGTGTCCACACTATTGGAGGCCAGAGCATCCCTTTATCGTCTATACTATTCTTTATAGCTTCTAAAAATTTTAAATCTCTTTTAGCAGCTTCATCTAATTCCCAGTATACTTCATCTAAATTAAAAACACGTATGTCCCATCCTACATTTTTATTTTTAGCTGTAAGTATCATATTAGTAAGTTAAAGGGGCAAGTTGCCCTGCCCCCTAAGTTAGTTATGCATTGTCACGTGCTACTTCTTGAGCAGTGCCATCATTGCCCTGATCTGTACAGTCCATCATAACTGCCCAGATGCGCAACTTACCTGAAGTAACTGCACCACCAGATAGTGAAGCAATTGTCAAGTCAATGTTGTCATCTGCAACAGCCATAACTGGCTGATAAGCTGCAGGGTTCTGAGCAACAACTGCTGCTGCAGAGGTAGCATCAAATCCGTCAACAAATACATCAGCATCTACACCTGTTCCTAGATCTACAGTAAATGTAGAACCATCAGAAGCTGTATCAACTTCAATACCTGCGTTAAGGATCATGGTTCCTTTTTTGACAGCAATTACTGGAATAACATCGGCAGCTGCAAGAGCAGAACCTTTGTCAGACAAAGCAGTTGCTAGATTCAAAACAGTTTGAACCATGTAAGGTTTTCTACCTGGGTTAGCATTGGCTCCCCGAGCAGATTGAAGTGTATTATCACCTAAAGCCATAATTCAATCTCCCCTTACGCTGCGTTATATTTAGCAGTTACGATTGCTTCTGGACGAAGAATCTTTCTGCCGTATAGGTGCATACCACGAACGATGTCAGCAAAGCTGTCAGGGTCACGATATGTTTCAGTCTTACTGATCTGCTCTGCAGTTGCTACAGCAGAATCATGTCCAGCAACAATCACACCATAGTTGGTATTCTGGTTTGCAGAACCTGTTGTACCTGAACCTGTACCTACTGATGGTAGGTTAGAAGATACATACATTCTGAAACCATGAAAGTTGTTTAGTGCAAGACCATTACGTAGAGCACCTGATTCACCAAAATCAGCATTTAAGAACCTTGAGTCCTCATCAGCCATGATTTCCATAAACACAGGGTCAACTACAAGCCATCTACCTTGTGAATCAACTTGTTGTTGATCTAACAAACGTTTCATACGTGCCACCATCATGGCAGGAGAAACAGTTGCTGTTGGTAGTGCTGTTGCACCTGGTAAACGTGCTGCTACAGGAATTGAGTGATCTCCTGCAGAAGTTGTTGTGATGTTACCAAATGAAGACTTGATAAGTTTCATTGAAGATAACAGCTCGTCTGAACCTGCTGTTGATACAGCTTTTGAACCATTTACTTGGTCATTCACTGTGTCAGCATCAGTATGTAAAGCAGACTGTTTGTAACCTGATAGGTAGCCAAGAACTTCTTGGTCATGCTGATCAGCTAAACGGTATGCTGCACGGTTAGTTGCAAGATCCATAAAGTTAACGTGTGAGTGAGCTTCTTCAATATCGTCAATTTTAAAAGCATAGTAGTTTGCTTTATCAACGACTAGAGAAAAATCCTCATCGTCTAGATCTTGTGCATTTACCTGAGTCCCACGAGCATATGCGCTTACTGAGATTTCAGGTTCTTTGATGATCTTCACCGTATCACCTTGGGCAGCAATCTCCCCAAAGTAATCTGAGTTGGTGATGTCACCGACTACTGTACTCTTGCGAAACGCAAGTTGTACTTTTTTGGAGTATATGACACTGGAAAAATTACCGTTAGGTAAGTTACCGTATCCTCCTGCGGTTGTAAAAGCCATGATAAAATCCTCCTGATATTTGGCTTGAATTAAGCTTAAACATCTAAAAGGGGCTGTACGTTTTCTAGGGTGCAGTTAGTATTAGGTTGCGCTACCGAATACCACTGGGCCTATACTTGTCCAGGTAGTTCTTCTTAGTTTAGACTTTTTATGAATTTGGGTGCGACAAAAGGTAGTCAAAAAGAGGCTTTTGTCAACATACCCATAGTTATACTGCTGAAAATCTATTTGTCAACAGTTTTATCTAGCTTTGCCAGATACATCGTAAACAAATTTACCCGAACGGATAGCTTTGTTAATATCGTCAGACTTTTCTTCAAATTCCTTATCGGACATTTTAGCAACATCTGACTCACGAATTACGTCATTTGCATCTTCTACATCTACTTGTGTTTTACTACGTCTTGTAACTGTGGAAGCTGCATCTTTAGCTTTTGCTTTCTTTGCACTTTTAGTTAAACCTTTATCTACTTTGTAGAGATCTATAACACGGACTACAGAAGCTGGATCATCTGAGTTTTCGTACAGTGCATCTTGTACCCACTTAGGTTGCTCATCAACCCAACCATGAAACTCATCAGATGCACGTAGATCATCAAAGTCTTCATGTGATTTTCTTATGGTGTTTTCAGCTTTAGTTCTTTCAGCTTCTGTTTGAATTTTATCAAACTCTTGCATACGAGCTTCAGCTTTATTAAACATCTCTTGAGCTTTTTTAGCAGCAATAGTTTCTACTATACCTGCTACGTCTGGATATTCTTTAGACCACTCTTCTATATCTTCATCAGACTTAGGTGGTACAATAGCTTCTTTTTCTAATCGTTTCTCAAAGGCTTTGAACTTTTCGTCCCATTCCTTTTCTTTTTCTTGCATATGGCGTCTTAGATCACCATAACGCTTTTTAAACGATTTTTCTTCAGCAGATAGCGTTTCTTCTTTAGCTTCTGTATCGGTCTCTTTCTTTTCGGAAGTTTCTTTTTTTGGTTGCTGTTCTTCGTCTGTTTCTCCACGTGCTTCAGCTTCAAGTTTACGAATCTCCTCTTCTTCCGCTTCCATTTGCTTACGCTTCTTTTCGTAGTTGTAACCTCTATCAACAAACCCTGCTGTTTTTGGTGTTTCTACTTCTGCTAATTCAGGCATATTTTTCTCCTTTTTATGTTGGGGTCAGCCGAAGCTGAGTAGCCTTATAGTTATTTTTTCTTTTTGCCCTTGGTCATTAGACCGCCTTTATTTCGTCCACCTATATTTATTTTTCTACCTTTTAAAGATTCTTTAGCTGCTTTCATTCCTGCAGCCGATGTATCAGCCCCAGTTTCAGAACGAACTGATTTAGCGCCACTGGTATACGACCTTGTACCTGTAGGACCATCTCTCGTAGATTTAACAGTAGATTTACCCATA